TGGGGCGTGGACGATAGGCGGCTATGGGGCGATCAAGAATACCTGTGGGAGCTTCGCGGCGACGATTGGACGCGCATCCCTGGAGTTGGCAGCTACAAATACCACTGTCGTCACGGCATCCCTGACGATTTAAGCGTAATCGCTTTTCACGGAAAGCCCGACCCGCACGAGGTAAACGACCCTTGGATGTTGCCATACACATCAACGCTTCGCTCCCACATCAACGGCAACACGGCGAATGGCTTAGAGCAGGGTTTAGCCGCCACAGGATAAACGCCCTTGTAACGTCATCCGTTACAGTCAATGCAGATATACACGTCATCTCTGGGCCTTGGTTTGCAAAGAAGCAATGGTTAGGTCATCCCAGGGTTATTTTACTTGATCGCTGCATGTATAAGGGCGATCCCGATCATGTATCACTAGGGTGGATGAATGAGCGAGGCGGCAGAAAGTTTCACAAAGGTCATGGCAGGCTGGCAGTTGAACCGATGCCACTTAAAACCGGCAAGCGGTCTATCTTCTTATCCGACTATAAAGGCCCAGTTTACCAAGCTGACACCATCCGGCCTCACCCCTGCGAACAAACGCCAGTGGGAACGCTTCAAAAGGCGCTACAGGCCCACGACATCGCAATAGGCCACACCACTACCGCTTTAGTGGATGCAGCCCTGATGGGCTTACAGACGGTCTCACACGACCCCGACCACATACTAAATCAACCTGATTGGCCCGAGCTATTGCCTTGGGCAGATTGGCATCATTCAGAAATTACTAACGGTGACGCATGGGAACACTTACGACAATCACTGCCCCTTCGACTGAGCCGGTAACGGTTGCGGAACTCAAAGCGGCGCTAGGCATAGATCACTCGAACGATGATGCGGAACTTACATCACTAATCGAATCATCACGCGAGGAAGTGGAGAAGTTCACCGGACTACGGTTGATGCCGCAAACGGTGGAGTTATCTTTTGACCGCTTCCCCTCACAGTGCTTCGACATAGGTATTTGGCCGATAGCCTCTGTTGACTCGGTTAAGTACGACGACACCAGCTCACCGACAACCGAAACAACGCTTGCGGCGAATACAGACTATTACGCCGATGTAACGACCGTTCGCGGCAGGGTTAAAGCGGTATCGGGCTGGCCCTCAACGTACCCCAAGCCCAACGCAGTGCGTATCAGGATGACCGCCGGTTATGCAGACGCATCCAGCGTACCGGCAGCGATAAAGCGGGCCATTATCTTGTGGGCTGGCGGTATATACCAGTGTCCTGAATACATTAACTCCGCCCGCCTAGCCCTACGCGGATTCCGCCTCGATGTATAACTGTGACGGTAAATGCGACTCTCGCCCTGTCGGGGTGTCGCGCCCGCATACAATCACGCTGCAAACCATGTCCGAGGCTCAGGGCAGTAATGGCGAGATAACGCAGTCATGGGTTTTGCTGGCTACCAAACGCGCAAGCATTGAGCCGATAACGGGCCGCGAGTATTGGGATGGCAATCAGACCCTAGCCGACCAGAGCTTTATTGTTAAAACAAGTTACGACACCACTAGCGCCACGATAACCCCCAAGGGGCGGATACTGTTCGGCTCTAGGGAGTTCGATATTATCACGAAAGTTAATCCCGCCGAGCTTAACGAAGAATTGCATTTTATGTGCAAGGAAAAACTCTAATGGCTGAATTTAAGATTGAAGGGCTGGCAGAATTAGACAGGGCGTTAAAAACCCTGCCGACCAAGATCGCGGGCAAGGTGCGAAGAAGCGCCAACGCATCCGGCGCGGGGATTATCCGCAAAGAAGCTAGGGTAAACCTCGTTCAGCGGATCAAGACAGTGGATGACGGGACAGCCGAAACCCTGAAGGGCATTGTCTCCAGAAAGACCGACGAGAAACCCCACACGGTTGAGCATTCCATTGGCGCTACCACTAGGGAGTTTAACGTTAACTTCATCGAGACAGGCTCCGCGCCTCACACCATATCCACAAACAACCCCGCAGGACTAGGCAGCGGCGGCTTGTTCTTCGGCCCAAGTGTTCAGCATCCAGGGCAATCGGCTAAACCTTGGCTCCGTCCTGCCTTTGATGGCAATAAGCAGAAGGTTATCGACAAGATCGGAGAAAGACTCTGGGCAGGCATTAAGCGGGAGACAGCAAAACTCCAATGACAATTGCAGACGACATTTATTCCCTGTTAACGAATGACGCAGGTGTCTCGGCGCTGGTATCGACGCGAGTCTACCCCATGAGCCTGCCGCAAGACGGGACGCTTCCCGCGATCACCTATACGCAGGTTTCAGACAACCCGCAGGTTAATCTGGATGGCGAGAACGCACTCAGGGCGAACCGTTACCAGTTCGATTGCTTCTCCGCCACATACACAGGCGCACACGCATTAGGCGAGGCGCTAAAGACCGCGATGGAGACTGCCACGGCATTCACATCCATACGCGAGAGCATGACCGACCTTTACAACAACGATCCAGCGCAGTATCGGGTTTCGATGGACTTCTCCATCTGGCACTAATTAGCAGGCTTGTCGTGAGACACCCTGACGCTAATAGGCTCCCTTCTGGGGGCCTTTTTTAATCCTGTCGTGATGACAGCAAACCATCCCATTGAGGAATTACTATGAGCAGCACAGCATTACAAAGCCAGGGCATGACGCTTGGAATTTCAGACGCGGCATCACCCCAAGTTTACACGTCCATAACCAATGTTAACTCAATGGCTGGCCCTGGTGGCTCAGCGACTGAGATCGACGTTACCGACCTGTCATCATCTGCTAAAGAGTTCCGCTTAGGGCTTCAGGATGAAGGCGAGGTTACTTGTGAAATTCAATATGTGCCTGCTGACACGCAACACGCCTTGCTGCGCTCGTTACGTGCTGCCGGTACTTCGCGGAACTTCCGCATTACTTTTACCGATTCGCCACAAACTACGTGGACATTTCTTGCATTCGTCAAAACCTTCAGCATCTCCAACGCGGTTGATGGTGTAACGGCGGCAAGTGTTGCTCTGCGGATAAGTGGCTCTATTACAGAGGCATAATATGTTAGATAGAAAGGCTATTTTAGCGGCGCAGGATGTTGATACCAGTGTTGTTTCCGTTCCTCAATGGGGTGGTGATGTTCACATTAAATCAATATCTGTTAGCGAGGCAGAAAAGATCGGCATGATGATCGCGAATGATGCGGTCGGGGATTCTTCCATCATGGCGATCTGGGTTGCCTGCTGTGCTTGCGACGATAAGGGCAAGCTGTTATTCACCTTTGATGACATCCCAGCCCTTTCCCGAAAGTCTAAAGCCGCAGTTCAGACTGTTTATACAGCAATCTCTGACCTGAACGGCTTAGACCTAGAGGAAGCAACAAAAAACTAACCCCGCGTCAACGCTGGAAATACAAGATAGCGTTGGCGCTGGGAAAGTTCCCGCACGAAGTTGAACAAATGCCTAACCGTGACCTGACCGGATTAATGGCGGAGTACCAGAAAGAGCCGTTTGGCGAGGTACGTGCCGACATTCAATCCGCGATGGTTGCCAAAGTTGTGGCCGATGTTCACAGGGGCAAAAACCCTCCGTATGAGTTGCGCGACTTTATGCCGTTTTCTGAAAAGAAAAAGGGTATGGATGCCGCTTCTTTTAAGAAAGCTATGTCCCACTTGGTGAAGAAAAATGGCTAGAACTCAACTAGGCGAATTAGTTGTTAGCGTAAGAACTAACACCGCTAAATTTTCGCAAGGGCTACAGCAGGCAGGCGGCAAGTTACAGAACTTCCGCAAGTCCACCCAAGGCGCTCAACGGGCTGCGTTAGCTTTCGGTGCGGTTGGCGTTGCTGCGATAGCGGCGATGGTCAAGACGACATCGGCGGCGGTTGACTCTCAGGTTAAGTTCGCTGACTCGATTGGCTTGTCGGTGGAGAAGCTGGCAGGGCTAGAGCAGGCGGCACAGCTTAACGGCGCGACCGTTGGCGAGCTTCGCAAGGGGCTTGAGAAGCTAGGCGTTAATGCTGTTGATGCAGCCAATGGCATCGGTGAAGCAAAGACCGCTTTCGAGCAGCTTGGCATCAACGCCAAAGACTTCATCCAGCTTGCCCCAGAACAACAGTTCGCAGTTGTAGGTGATGCGTTAAAGGGCGTAGGCAATGCGACCGAGCGGGCGGCTTTAGCCTATGACATCTTCGGGAGGTCGGGTACTAAGCTAATCAACACCCTTAAATTAGGGTCTGATG